GATTACCATCAGTTAAATTCCATCCAAATTGTTTTGCTACAGAATATAATAATTCATTAGGCATTCCTAATTTAGGATTTTCTTCTCGTTTATTTGTTTTAGACATATGATTAATATACGTATAAAGTATATCATAATGATGTCCTAACATATTAACAAATGTAGATAATTCTTGATTATTTACATCGTAACGAATATATTCTGGAATAGTATAAACTAATGCATTAATATTCAATGAATCATATAATGAAGCGGTAGCAATTAATTTATTATACCAAGTATTAAATTCCGTACTAGTTGTAGTTGAAATTGTATATGGTATTGTAGAATTTGTTTTTGGAACTGGAGTAATATAACTACCGGTTATCTGAGTTACATTCGGAGATTCGTGAGGAATTTCATATGTAGCTAATATAGAAGATGATTGATAATATAAATACTGCTCAAATGCATCAAAGCCGCTGATTAAATTTGTTTTAGTTAACTCATAATCAGCTGCATTTGTTGTTGCAACACTTCCTGATAATTCAGACACAACTAACGATTGCGATGTATAATATTCTAGTAATCCTAATTTATATCTAAAATTTTCTAAACGTTCAACGGCTGAACTATAAAATACAAAGTTATTGAAATCTGAATAATCAATATTCAGTTTAACTCCTGATAAACTTCCTGAAAAATATGCATCAACAATTTGTTGAGATGTTTGAACTGATGACCCTAATAAGTCATTCCAGTTTTTCAATCCAGTTTCAGTTGACGTATTATATGAATAATTTGCTTGCCAATTTGGATTTGAAAGTTTATTAAATTTTTTAATTGACTGTGCTGGTTGAATAGCAACATTATCAATGTATGGACTTTTTAATTCTTCTACAACCCAACACTTAAAATTAACGTCGATTGTATTAGGTAATGGCTCATATAATTTAATATATACATATTCTCCTATTACAACACTATTAACAAACATTAAAGTTTGATTTCTACTAAAATTTAAAACGTAAGTCTTATGAAATTCCGTAGAAGTATGATTAACTGTTTGTATATAAGTTGTTAATTGTTTTAAGAACTCTGCATTATCTTCATCAATAGCACGTAAACGTAACTCAGTTCGGTCCGGAGATATTTCGTCAATTCTTAAATGTTGTTGTTCATAACTACCAATTAAGTTTTTAAAAAAGTTAACTGCAATTTTAAAATTTCCTGCTGTTAATTTTAATTTTTCAAATTCACTATATAAATCAATTGCAATTGGCTTGCTAGGTAATTTGATTGTTTGGTTAGTTATTTTATCTTTATATTGTGGTATTTTTGTTCGTAGTTGTATCTTATGATTACCAGTTATCCAAGAATCTCCTGCGTATACATGAAGCTCTGTACGCAAATCATTTGTTGCGCTAGTAATTTGTGGAACCTGTGAAATACGATTAGTTGCAGAATAGCTTAAAAGATCAGTTTTTGATTTTTCTAAACGTGTTGCTGAAACAGATTTAGTTGCAGTTTGTATTTGCTCGATATTTTTATATTGTGTAATCATTCTTCTTGTTCCCAACGTTGTGCATCTGCATCCCATACAAATGTTGCAATTTGATTACCATCTGTATCATAATATGGCCTAGTCTCACCACTTATTCCTGGTTCTCCATATGGAGGATATGTTTCATCAATATCTTCCGACACATTACCCATTGGATTACTAGCAGAAGTTTGTGAATTATCTAAAGTATATTGTGGTAATGATATTAATTGACCGTTACGCTTTTCAAATATATCTGTAAATGTAGTTCCTGCATTTGTTACTTCAACTAATATACAATTATCACTAAATGAATAAACACCAGTACCTATATCTCCATTTAATGATGGCGTTGTAGGGATATCAATAACATCAATTTTCCAATAACAATTCGGTGTTAATACCCAAGACCTAGCACCAGCTTGAACTTCGATAAAATACATATCATATGCCGCAGCATCATTAAATATATCAACTACATATTCAAGTTGAAAGAATGGATATTCATTTCCACCAAATATACCATTAGACTCAGATCGTACTCTATAAGTAGTTCCTGTTGATCTCCATGCTTCTGGCATATTACGACTGATAGTCATATTAAATCCTACAGCATCATCTTGGTTTTCACTTGTAAATTGTGCTTGTATTGAAAATTTAAGTGTTTTATTTTTAGCACGTAATGCTTCTAATATTTCCGGCGTAATTGTATATGATCCAATTTCAGATTGTTGTCCACCCGCAAACGGTAATCTACTGTAGCCGGCATAAAGATCTCCGCCATTCGTAAACCAAGTATCAGAATATGATGTTGCAATTCTCTGATATCCTTGTGGTTGTCCCTGTGCATCAATCGCAGCAGGAATTGTATATCGCGCTGCAATAGTATCAGATTCAAAATCTAAATCTATAACTAAATCTTCAACATCAGCTGATGGTTTAATTGTTACTGGGAATTTATAATATTGAAATCTAGTATCTAAAACTTTTAAAGCTGATTTAGTAGTTATTAATTCAGCTACTGGATCAATAATTAACAATGGGTTCGTAGTAGAAGATTCTTGCAGTACAATATTGCCTGCACTATCTCTTGGGATAACGGATTCATTATTTGAAATATACGTTAATCCATCAGTACGGTACCGAGCTTGTTGATCAGCTGTAATTGGATCTAAAGTTAATTGTCCTAAATTTATTGGCGTAGTTTCCAATACACGACGAATTAACTGAATATCTCCTTTTAAATTGTTTTTATTTACCATTATCTGACTACTTTAAAATAAATGTCATTGTCGATATACTGCTCAGTGAACCCATCTTTGATTTTTATTTCTAAACGATATGTTCGCTCAGGCATAAAACCATTCATATCTAGGTAGATGTAATTACTAGTAGAATCGCAACTTACTTTATTATAAATATTGTCATACGGAATTATAGCTTCATCTGTTGCTGCATCATAAACCGCATAATAAGTAGTTGTTGGTAAATATTTTATAGTCTCTATAGGGAAAAGATTAGTTGGAGATTTTCTAGGATATTTATCGCGAGCGTAAATTCTAATTTTTGCAATCTCAGTATCTTTATATGTTGGTTTTACTTTAGTGTATACAACATATGATTCTAAATCAACTGACGTCAATGATCCCGTTGTAAACGCACTATTATCAAAGTACATTGTTAATCTAGGAACATATATTGTGTGGGTATCTCTACTAAAATATCTAATGTATCCTTGAATATTAGTATCAGCTTCATCAGAATCCGATAGCTGCAATAAAAATCCATTATTAGGAATACTAGCTCCGCCACTACCGCTCATCCAAATTTTTACTGAATCAGTTACATCTAAATTAATATCAGTTGTTTGATATGAAAATGATTGTGAATTAATAAGACCAGCTGTTGACCCAGCACTTGCTGACTGAAACATCCAACTACCTCCAGCCCCAGAACCTGAAATATATAATGTACTAGATCCAATTTGTTGTTGCTGACTTGAAGAAACCCATAATGACCCAGAATATGGTCCATTCCAAGTTACACCATCGATGGTATTCGATATTGAGTCACCAGTACCATTTATCCAATTTTGAGCTACTAATTTAGAATGAATAGAATATTCAGATGGCAAATTTTTAGCATATGATGTATATAACTGCAATATAAATTTACAATCATTTACAGTTTTTCCATATAATGATAATGATTCTGAAATTTCAGTCATATCAAATTTTATAAGGCTTCTAGATTTTAATAAAGTGTCGCCTTCAGTATTAAATTTTTTGCCAATTTCTAGTACTTGATCTAATCCATAATTTTTAGTTGGATTTGATTCAAATAAGGTTGCATCTTTTTCTGCATAAAATATTCTAAACATTTATTATTCCTTAATAGTTGACTACGCGTCCTTTAATATCTTGATTTGGAAATTTAACTTCAAAGATGCTAGGATCTAATGAAGGATAAATTATTCCATTTTTTGTCGCTGTTTGTAAATCATAAACATTACCAGAATAATTTAAGTCAGTTTCATATAAATTTGAAATCTTAACTCCTACAACTGATTGAACGCCTTTAACATTTGCAATTAAATTAGTAATATCAGATTTTATAATAGGTTGGTTTATTTGCCATTTATCAACATTAAAATGATCACGTAATGAATTAATACATTTTAATAAAACTTCATTACTATTATAATTAGACAATACTGAAATTTCGAAATCAATTCCTATGTTAATAATAAATGCATCTTTTATATTAATAGCATCTGTTAACATACGATAATAATTTAAGTATGTTTTTAAATTTTCTTTAACTGCTAAATTTAATTCAGTTAATTGTTTTGATGCATTGAATCCTAAAACATACATATTCATTGCCAATGGATTAGCAATCTTTGTTTCTTGATAATCTTGTTGTGAAATTTGATCATCTGGCACAATGTAAGCTTTTGCTACACTACCAAATTTTGATGGCATAGAATAAGCTCGAATAATATAATCATCTCTAGTTACCAAACGATTCTGTGTCGCAAAATTTGCTAAAGCATTATTTTTTATATCTTGCAAACTGTCTGATGTTTTAGCTCCTGTTGCTGGTTTCGGATTCGTAACAGCTACTGTATTCTTAACGAAATTTACAACACCTGCAGATATCGAAGAATTAACATCATCATTAAATGCAATAAAGTCAACCTCAGTAAGTTCTCCAGCTGGGACATTATCTGTTATACCATTTCCAATTGTATATGTTACAGTTAATGTAGTATTAGACGGAGCTTGACCGTAAGTTCTAGTATATAAAAAGTTAGACGGATCTATATCAACATCTAAATTCTTTCTAAAACCAGCTAAACCATTTCCAACATTATCCGGATTTGGAATTATTTCTTCATCATTATTATCTGATATACCTGACCCGAACTGCATTTCTAAACGATTATCACTTCTTAATCTTGTAATAAAACGTTTAGATGATTTACGAAGTTTTAATAAACTAGGAGAAGATGAACGATACTGACTTAACTCAGGATCATTTTCTGCCAAATTTGGTACTGCTTCAAAAATAGTGTCTTGAGCTAAATATGGAACTTCATACCAATTATCACCATCAGACTCAGTAACTGATATAATTTCAATTACATTAGATTCTGGTAAAACTACTTTGTCATATGCAATTGGTGAATTAAATGTAAACTTTGCTGTTTTTACTTCACCCGAAACAGCCCGTGCTGTTTTCTTTAATAAATAATATGTAGGTGTTTTAGTTATAGGATCACTTTCATATATTGTTACTTCGGTATTATCAATACTAGAAGAATATGAAAAGTCAATTGAATCCAACGTTCTAAATACAGCAGCACCAGATTTTTGTTTTATACGGAACCCAGGGTTTATTGATAATGCATAATTATAATCAGGTCGAACATTATTTCCCGTGCCAATTGCTGGAACTAAATGAAATACATTCAAATCTACATATGCAGGAACAACGTTGCTTGGATTATAACCCAACGTTTTTGCAATATCATATATATTACCTCGTTCGGATGCTTGTTCTAATAAAGATTCTTTTAAATTAGTATCTGCATAAAATGATAAAACATCGCCTACATAAGAAGCTAATTCAATAAATAACATCCCAGGAGATGATTCATTGAAATCTGTATATGTATTTGGAAAGTATTGTTTTGTAAACTCTATTAGATTGTTTCTAAATTGTCCAAAATCTTTTCCTAAATATGTTACATCTTTTTTTATTTCCATTTTATTTACCTTATTCTATTCTAACACTAGAAGCATCGCCAACGATCGTTATTGTATTCGTATCTAAATTATCCACTGAATAATTTATTGTTATTTGTATGTTGTGAATCAACGTTGGATCATCCTCATTTGTGATAACGTCAATTGAGTCAATATTAATATAAGGTAACCAATAATTAACTGGTTCTTGTATCAATGTTTGTATTTGTGTTTTTAAACTAGATAAGTTTGGTTCGAAAATAATAGTTATTAAATTAGTTCCATATGTTGGTTGCATTACACGTTCGCCAATTCTGGTCAATAATAACGTTTTAAGATTTTCTTTAGTTTGTATATCGGTTGTATATATAGGAGCAAATAATGATGCATTAGCAGAAAAGGATATACCTAATCCTACTTCATTTTGTTGAGTTACATCATTAATTGATTCTAAACGATATCCCATTATGCCATTCCTTTTTTCTTGTCAATCGCTTTCATCACTGCTGAATAGTCACGAGTCATTGCTGCTGCAACACTAGGGTCAACATCATATACCTTACCTGTTTCTGGATCTTCCATCACTTTAGGAGCTTGTGGAGCTAATCCTATTGAAGCTGCCATATTTTGACGCATCATACCAAAGCCCGCTGCATCTTTTGATGTCATGGTAATTTGATCATCATATGATTCATTCATCATATCAGAAAAACTATTCATTGCTAATGGTTGGTGTTCCATTAATGGGTCTGTATCATTTAAAACAGATGCCCATTTATTTTCTGCAAATACAGCTTTTTTTGTTGAAGTTTGTTTCGCAGCCGATGGTGGTGGGGTTCTGTGCCCAGGCATATTAGTTTTCGAAGGTTGTTTCATTTCTGAAATTGTAGGTTTTAAACCTTCTTTCAATATCTCAGTTAGTTCTTGTTTAATAACCGATCTTAATTCTTCTCGGACTATCTTTTTTAGAGCTAATATAAATGTTTTGTTATCCATAGTACTTATTTTTATATAAATATTGTAATTATAAATTTACGGGTTGTCCCCACGCAGTTGTATTAGGCTTAGGCCCATATATCTTTGATGATTGTATATCAATATAATAATCACCTATTTTACCTAGATCTCCTGCAGGAACACCTGGCGATTGGTATACTTTGCTAGGCGCTTCTTGTAATGACGTTAGCAAGCTTCTTTGTTGTATTAATAATGATTCAATTGAATCAGATCGATCATCTAAATCAGACTCAGATACATTATCGTCATTATAGAATTTAGTAGCAACTAAATCATTATAATCATAATCATCACCCAATTGACCATCACCTAATAAGTTGCCCGGTAATTCAAAATCCGAATCTGTTTCACCACATGTAGCTGATACTTTATTAATAGCATTAGTTAGTGGCGGAACAATTGTTGCTAATTTAGATGTAAGTGTTGCTGGTATTGTTGAAAATTGATTCAACGATTCAATTGCATTAACAATTGTTGCATCTTGTATAGCCGTTAATTGTCCAGCAATAAATGAGGCCGCAGTAATTGGATTACTCAACTGTGCAATTGATATTGCAGTTTTAATACCTTGCGCCACAGCTACAACTTGTTTAACCGTTTCAATTGTTTTTTGAATTTTAGGTATAGTTTCTTGAACTTTAGTAATTTGCTCTTGAACTTCAGCTAATTGATCTTTAATTTTTTTAACTCGCGGATCATCACATTGTGCACTAGCTGGTAACTTAACCGAGTCTTCTACTGTTTTAGCTACTTGCTCAGCTAATTTGTCTGTTTGTGTATCAAGTTGTTTCATAACTTCTGAAACAGCTTTACCTGGTAGTTTTGGTATAAAATCTAATGGTGGAACTACTGCACTCATAACTTTCCTTATTTACTTAAATAATATTTTTGACTTAATAGATTTTGTAATTCTTGTTGAGCAGAAATTCTATTAGATTGATCTATAAATGTGCCAACCATTGTACCACACTGAATTGGCGAACTTAATTGGCTCAATATTTTTTGTAAGACTTTTAATAAAACATCGCCATGCACCATATTAGATGCAGCTTCATCATTTCCTAGTTTTATATCTCCCGTAGTATTCAATATAATTGCACGAGGAGAATCAATTACAACGATATCTGTTTTTGCTTTTAAAATAACACGGTCTGCTGTTCCAATAAATTGTGAGCTTGCAAATTGTGATTCATTTGGTAAAAAACAAGATAATGAATTAGGCGAATTTTTATCACCTAATTTGAGTGTAGGTATATTTTGTGTGCTAGTTAAATAAACTGACGAAGCATCTTGTTCAATGTTTTCATTTACAAATTGTTTGTTTGGTTTATTTATTCTGCCATTAGATATTATTATGATTGGATCACCTATAGCATTTGACTTCCAAACTGGTTCTACACTGTATTTACCTGCAGTATAATTAAGTGAACTACCAAAACGTATACTATTGCTCCAACGACCTTCTAATAAAAAATCTCCTTCATATGGTTGTAATGGAGATACAGATTTTTGATTAAATGTATATCCTGGTTTAATTGCATCAATTTGAGTTTGAGTCAAATCAGATGACATTCCGGGTAACATGTTTTCGTTAATTGACGAATGAACATCGATCGATGTTATGTAGTACCATTGCTCACGCCATCTAGATGGAGTTGATTGTTGATTAAATGTTTTATAAATCAAAACAAATTCTCCTACTAACGGAATTTGTTTCATATTGATATTAGAAGGCTTAACAATGAATTCTTTTTGGTTGTAATATTCACTGCAAGATCTAACTTTTAATGCAAATAAATTATTAACTGTAGTATTAGATTGATCCGCGGGAATATACTGATACGTATCATCGTATGCTAAAACTTCAGCTACGTCGAATTCAATATTACGCACCTGGTTCCTTCTCTAATTTACTTTTTACGGCCGTAATACGCTCTTGTAATGCAATATCTTCTTGATCGATTGAGTCTAGTTCATCTTCTAACTCAGCAGTCATTGTTTTCTCAGCAATCTTCATTAATTGCTGTTTTTCTTCTTCACTTAACAAACCGTCTGCTCCTGCAATTGTTTGTTTTGTAGAAATAAAACGTTGAACGATAGCAGTAAGTTTAACGAGGTGATCGTCATTCTTAACTGCTACGTCTAAGTATTCTTTTATCAGTGGCACTATAACCGTTGCATCTGATGCATTACGGATAAGTGGCTGAAGCTGTGATATAAGTTGGTTGATTTGTCTATCTTTCTTTTTAGAATTGTGATAGACATCGGACATTAAGTCAGCAAAAGATGTGCCTTTAAATATTTCATCATTCTTGTCCATATCGTAAATCCTTTAATATAAATATCAAAAAGGCAGATTTACGAAGTTTGAACGTTCATATTCAAGGAATTTGTCTGTGTATATTTGTTTAAGTGTTTTAATGACACGTGTAATATTGTTTGTTTCTAATCCCGTACGCTCCCGGATAAAAATATACAACGCTTTTTTATTGAAGTCTTCAATGTTTTCTCGAGTTTCAAAAATATGAAGAATTGAGTCTGCAACATGTATATCTGTCCCATTCGAAAAAATGTAATTTAGATTGTCATAACAATATTCAATATACGCATCCATAAAATATTTTAACGTCTCACGCATTTCATCATTATGAATCTCTGTAATAATATTACGCTGTTCGTCAATGTCTAATTCCATTGTATCGGCTTTTAATTTAGCATACGCTTTTTGATTTTCAGCAATCAAATAATTAAAAGATGTTCTAGTATAATAAGAATATGCTTTTCCAGAATCTGGCTTAAATTTATTTAAACGTTCTGTTAAATATGTTACTAGATCTGTTTGTAAATCAACAAACGAAGAATCAATATAAGTTGGTTTAACTTTATTAATAAGATTTTCTGCTAACTTCATGAAGGCCGGATAGATAAATCTTCGATAAATCTTTTCACGTTTTACTCGGTCATCTTCGATACCATTATATGCGGTAATCGCAAGGTCTGTTATTTTAGTAAAGTATACATTACTTTTTTTCTTGCGCTTCGCCATCGAATAAATCTTTTAGTTCTGTTATTGTTTCTTTCAACATCTGGAATGTTGTTCCTGCTTCATCTTCTGCTTCAAAAGAACCTAAACGGTCAATTTCTTGCATCGTGTTATATGAATCTTCAATTTTACCAAACATATATGTATTAGTAACTTCAAGCTCTTCAATATATTCTTGTGCTTCTGCTAATGCTCCCGCTAAATAATAAGCACGATACATAAAATAAGCTGCACTTCCAAACAGAATGGAACATACTATATATAATATAATCATAATCAATCGTTATTAAATGCTCCAAAGATACTTGATATATCTGTTAAGGCTTGTTCAACATTTGGATTCGATTCTGCTAAGTTTTTCAATCCATTACTTTTTGTAGCTTTTGACTTTTCAACTACCGGAGCAGGAGTGCCGTCTTTTAAACGTTTCCAACGCTCATACTCAATAATTGATGCCATATGATCTGCATGGTGCAAAATAACCGGTAAATTTGTTTTTAATTTTGCTTGGGGCGCACGAGCAACAAAGTATGGTTTATTTGCATCATCATACATTCCATCATGAATCTTAATTGCTTGATATTCATTCCAAGTCATCTTAACTCCATATTCTTGTAACAACCAAACTGATAGGTCCGGTACCATTGCAAATGGAATTGCTGAATTGGTTTTATAAAGTTTACCTTGATTTTTTCTATGCCAATCCGAAGTTTCAACTTGATATACTTCATTGCCATCGCCTGGGAAACCTGCTTTACCTAAATCGTGGTGCATTGCTGCAAACATCATTTCTTCAAGAGTATATCCAGACATATCTGCACCAGCAGCACTCCACGTGGCATGAAGTGATTCAACACAATCCATAACACGAAGTACGTGGTCAACATATCCTCCGGCAAATGCATTATGAAAATGTTCCATTGAAGAAGCTGGCATAAATACCATTCTTTCTTCAAACATATCATACATTTTATTTAATGCATCTTTACGGGTTGGAAACAATGTGTTAACACGATTGCGATATTCTTCCCAATTTGATTTTATTTTTTCTGCTTCTAACATAAATTAGTTTTACTAATATTATAATGAATTATTTTTTGATTTCCAATTTTTCTCCGTTAACTAATCGTTGGGTACATTGCCAACAAGTTACCGAAGTTGCATTGTTATCAACTCGTTCACAGATGTTATCACAATATTTACATTGTAATTTTTTAAACCCACGTTGATTGGGAGCAAGTCTTGCTTTTTTTGCCATAAATTAAAGTTTAATTATTCGCGATCAATATAATAACGGGCTGAATCTAATTTCTTTAAAGCTCTTGACAAATTGTCTAGAGCAGATTCTTTATCTATTTTACCCTCTTCTAACATTTTGCCAGTAACTCTAACAATTTCTCGAGCATCTTCGATATCGTCTGTAATTTTTGCTTTGAATTTGTAATGTGCCATAACTTTATTTCCTTTATTATAAATATTAAGATTCTAAAATCAATGCCCTATTTTGAGTGCATTCTACGCCTACACGCATCAAAGCCTGCTCTTTTGCCTTTGCTTCTACCATAATATCTAAATCATCAACGCCATAAGACTTTGGTAAGTCTAAAATAAAGTCAGCATGAGCCTGTTCTTTGATCTTGGTAAATTCTTTGTATTGTTTGTGGAAGGTTGGATAATCTTCAATGTTATCCATAGAGATACCATGATGCTCAAACATACGTTCTACCATGGTTTGATACTCTCTACGACGAGATTCTGAATAATGGGTACATTGAGTCACACCATGCTTCTGCCAAGTGCTACGAGCCATCAAAAAGGCTTCTTCTTCAGACAAATCACCGGTATTGAAAGTGTGGTGCCAATAATCAAATGTAATTGGAATATCAATTTGAGAATGAACACGCTCATATAAGTCACGCACTGAATACATTGATGCCTTGTCATCATTCTCGATAACTAAACGAGCTTTGCATGAATCTGACAAACGATCGTAATTTTGCAACCAACGCTCAATTGTAGCATCTTTGTCGCCATAAGTAGAACCAATATGAATATTGATCTTGTTTTCAAAGCTAGGAGCAAAGCCCATCATATCAAATAATTCAGAATGGCGTTCTAAACTAACCAAACTATTATCAACAACATGGTCTTGCGGACTACCTAGAATATGAAATGGACCAGGGTGGGTTGTAATGCGATGGTTATGAGCCTTAGCATAATCACCTGCTGCACGAAGATGTTGTGCAATTTCTGCAATCTGCGGAAGTTCTTCTAGGCGATAATGATTCCACCTAGGAAATAATTCTGAACCCAAACGAAACAATGTAATGCCATTTGCTTCATTCCATTCTAGAATAGTTAACAAGTCACGGGCATTTGCTAATGCAATCTCGCCGGCCAATTGTAAACCACCTTGTTGAAACTTTTTGTCAATCATTGTTCGACCTGTGCGAATATTTTTTGCACTCAACTCTGTGTTGATGCAGGCATAACCGAATCTTATCATATATGGATTTTTTTATATTATATGAAAAATAATTCATAAACACAAAATTAAAATGCTTTTTTATTAAACTAATATTTATTAATATGATACAATTAAAATCATTATTCAATGAACAAGGAGCTGTAATGCGACAAGGGCCATCTGACCCTAACGCAATAAAAGGGGCATTTAATGCACAGCGAATTGCTCAACAAATATATGATGCAAAAGGCACTTTTTCAGATGATGAAGAAAAAGTAATGCCAGCAATACAAGCAATAAAAAATACCAAACAATATATTGAAGTTAATAAAGAATTACAAAAATTAACTGGCGGTCGTGGGATGGGTGAATATCTAACTAGTTTTTTAGATATCAATCCGAGATTAATGATTGCTAGTTATTTATTACAATTTATACCTGCAAACCAATGGGGCTGGACAATTAAAAAAATAGTTCCATGGAATGACTTTAGAACAGTAGCACAAAACGATCCGAGTATATATGATAAATGGAAAGCTGGTGAAACTAGTATAGGAGAAGAAAAAGCTCTTATTAAATTGATGAATGGTCCATATAAACAAGCTTGGTCTAAATGGAGTTCATTATCAGCTGGGGAACAATTGAATGCTTGGTGGAAAGATAATGGACATACAGTTTTAACAGTATTACAAATCGGCACAGCATTTCTCCCGGTTATAGGATGGGCAGTGTCAGCAGGTATTGGATTAATTGATGCAAATGAATATCGAAAAGAGGGCGATCCTAAAACAGCTGGACTTGTTGCTTTATTTTCAGTGATGCCAGGTATTGGTAAACTTGTACAAAAAATACCTGGAATGAATCAATTAGGCAAAAAAGGAATGTCACTATTAGCTAAAAAATTGAGTATAGCAAAAACTACGGCTGTGAAATTTTCAGCTGTTGAAATGGAAGTTATCAATGAATTAGCTAAAAATAATATCTTTATCAAACAACAAATTGAAGTGTTCTTAAAAACAGGAATTGCTAAAAGTGCAAAACAAGTTGCTGCATCAAAGGCAAAATCATATGTAAAATCAGGATTACTTAATTTTGCAAAGATTGCTGCTCCAGTAGGAGGCGCATTAGGTGTTGCAGCAGGATATAATTATACATACGATTCAGCAACAGCAGCAACGCCAGAACAAATACAACAACAATTGTTACAAGATTTGGATCAATTATATAAACAAGAAATGAAAAAATGAGTAACTCAAAACAATCATTAAATGAATTAAACCCATTGGAATATGCAGCAGTTATTTCCATAGGTGGATTAGCTATAAAAGGCATTGCTGCAGTAATTGCCAGAAAACTAGCAAAAAAATACGGCGTATTGGAACGTGGAAAAACATTGTTATCTTATATGTGGAACCGTAATAAATTAAAGGCAGCTGGAGTAACAGATAATGAAATGGGTGCTTTATATGCAAATGGCGGAGCAGCTATAGTTGATTTAGGCAAACAATTTACAAAAGAAGTCTTTGAGAAAGTTAAAGCAGGTAAAATAACTCCAGAACAAGCAATTAATGATTTAGATGGTATTATTCCTGAATCTGCTAGACAGGATTGGCTGAAAAAATTTAAAACAATTGCACCTGCAGGAGCGAAGGCAGGATCATCAATATTGAAGGCTACATATAGTAAAATAGTCGGACCTGCAGTTACTAAAGATGTAATGGAAGCAGCTCTTACTAAGGTATATGGAGCTGAAGGTCTTGCTAAGGCTAAACGTGCATATCAAGTATATTTAGATCAATACAATGCCGGCAAATTAGTAGTACCATTTAAAAATAAATCTATATTTCCCAATATAGATGATTGGACTGCTGCTACTGGATGGAAACCTAAAAATCCTAATTTAGGATTCAATGACAAATTAATGCAACAAAAAAGTGCATATCGTTGGCATAAACTTATATGGACATTACATCACTAAGTTATATAATGTAATATTTATATTTAAAATAGAAAAAACATTCAAAAGGAAATTATGATTAAATTAAAAAACATATTACAAGAAAATATGCGTAGCTTCGGAACTAAGAATTTATTAACCGAACAAGGAGCAGCTATTGAATTAATAGGTATGCCTCAAGTTAAAGCTGCAACGCAATTCTTTAAAGCAGCATATGATAAGCAAGTACCTGCTCCTAATTACATATTAGGACAATATTATTTGAAAACAAACCCGACAGATTTTAACGCTGACGTTCGTAAAAATTATTTCGGTAAAGTTTTAGGTTTTGGACTAGTTCGATTCGGTACAATGACTATACCATTGTTAACCAATGGCGCGCAAGACGAAGGCGGATCATTTCAATTTAACCCGGACCAAGTTACCCCGCAAGGGTATGACCTAGCATGGAAGGAATTGAGATTCTACTCGGAACCTTTTGGTCCTGTACCTAAAGATTCCGCAGGCATGGCGAACAAAATTAATGCAGCATTTAATCAAATACCATTAAAAGATATTCAAGCTATGTATGCTGCAACAAAGAATAAATATAACGCGCAAATTGTAGCATTCAAAGCATCGAAAGCTCCAGTATTAGCATTATTGACAGGAAATGCTAAAGCTTTCTACGGAGTATAAATAAAAGTAAAATATGAAGAATCTTTTATCAGAAAATATGATGCGATTTGGAACTAAGAATTTATCTGAATCAAACATTAGAAACATTAATAAATCTTTATTAACTGAAGGGGAAGTTGATTTAATGAAACTTCCGCAAGTTGCCGCAGCAACAAAATTCTTTAAAGCTGCGTGGGATAAGCGAGTTCAAAAACCTAGTTATATATTAGGTCAATATTATTTAAAATCTGATCGAGAAACTAACTTCGAAACTGCATATCGTTATATGGGAAGTGTAGTTGGTTTTAAATTAGCTAGATTCGGAACCTTAGTATTACCAGTTCCAGATTTATATATGGGTGGTAGATGGCAATTTGAAGGTACTGGAGCAAATGGTCCAATCGGCTTCAGTCAATTAATGTGGGATACTTCAGCTATAACTATAGAACCAAATATAAAGCCAGCTGATGCAGCAGCTTGGATCAATGAGGTATTTAATCAAATGCCACTTAAAGATATCCAAGCATTATATAATGCTTCGCCAGGAAAACCAAAATATGATACATATATTGCACAGTTAAAAACAGCAACAACTCCAATTAAGCCATTACTAACTGGCAATGCTAAAGCATTCTTTGGTGTATAAATAAAAAATATATAATGTAGGATAGGGGCTTTAATTAGCCCCTATTTTACTATTCGATAAAACATTGTGCACATTCCACATCGATGTTAATATTATTAAAGGTTAATACCGACCAAGTGTCTGAAAAATCTTTAATCATAATAACATGATCAATTAAATCTGGAATACCGGTATTATATAATTCTAAGATTTCAATTGTCTGAATATTATTTTTAAAATCATTAACATCTAAACTAAATTTTCCTACAATTTTCCTAGTATGATTAAATGTTGCTGTTAAGACCTCATCTGCATTTTTATCTGACATATAATCGTATCCATTAGAAAAATACATTGTGTCTGGAATTAATTTAAAGTATCCATGATTCCATTTAGTAAATCGATCATATGCTGAAATAAATGAATCTTTAATACTAGATTCTAATTTATTAACACGGCCGGAAACAACCATATTTCTAACGTGTGCTCCTGTATATTCAATACCGTAACGGTCTAATACTGCATTTTCAACTTCATTTAACATCGTAAATGTTATTTGCGAATATGTAACAGAATTAATTGCAATGGCTAATACTAATAATAACTTTTTCATCTCTTTTTAATTTAACTGATTAACTATTTAATTATACTATATAATAAGAAGAATAATTCATGAATCCAATCTATATGGTATTTTAATTTTGCTTATATTTATAATAAAGAATTTTAAAACAAGGAAAATATGAAGAATCTTTTATCAGAAAACATGATGCGATTTGGAACTAAGAATTTGTCTGAGGCAGCTCAGAAAGAATTAGTTATAAAATCAATTATGGAAACTATTGAACAACATGGATTATATAATGTAATTCGTAAAAAATTATCAGAACAAACAACAGTAAAACCAGGTGCAAAGGTAAATGTTGATTCACCAAGTAAAGGCCTAGTAGCAATGCCAGTGCCTACGGATTCAAAAACACAAGGTATGGCATCTAAAATTATCGGTGGCATAATGAAAGCAACAGGCGGAATTGATGATAATAAAACAGTACAAAGTTTAGTATATTCAATTAAAACACCGGAACTATATTATGCATGTTTATATATGGTTGCACATTCTCCTGCAGTTAAAGCAAATTATGGTTTTAATTTTAGTACGGTTTGTAACATGTTAGGACAAGATATGACCCATGCAGCTGGTGCGAAAGGCGCATATGCTCCAGGTAGTAGAATTAAAATGGATTCTCCAGGTGCAATGGTTGCAAAAGCAACAGGCTATGAAGGTATGTATAGAGATATCGAACGTCACTTGCAACAATTCAATTTAGAGGAAGAATTACCAACAGAAAAAAATAATGCTTAAATAAAAAAAAGCCCCTTCCTAATAAGTTGGGGCTTTTTTACTGTTATATAACTAAATTATTTAATTCTTCGAATAACTTTTCTTGCTAATAATGGGATTGTAATCGCTAAAATTGCAATTGATAAGATATTCAAATCATACAACCATCCTTCAAACAATGGGCCTTGACCTTTTGCTGGAGTTTGTGTAAAAATTGTGAATACTACTAATTTAAAAAATAATGCTGCTGCAAATAAAACTACTAACTTTTTCATAACTCTTTAATTTTAATTAATAACTCTTTTATATTATTATAATAAGAAATTAATTAATCAATTCCAACCGAATCTTAGAAAAAGTTAATCTTTTTTTACGAATCCATTTAAAAAGTCTCGTTGCTTTTGAATTGCAACATCTAACTCTGTTGGCTCTGCAACTTTTCGTTTTCTTGTATTATTTGCAGTGTTTCTTGCAGCGCTAGATTTAGTATCCACTTTTGTGCTAGATCGTTTGGATCTTGCTTTTGTATCTTTAACAATAATACTTGTAGAATCTGATCCGCTTTCTCTACTATCAGCTGCGATTTTAGTTGCTGACCCTCCGGTGATAATAGAAACTGTTTTAATTGGTCTTGATTTGGGTTGATTTCGCTCGGTTTCAATGCGTCTCGTGAGTTCGTCTTGTCCAATTGACTTTGTGGTTTCATAAAGGATGTATCCAACGCTATACGACGTCTTTTCGTTCTGAATCTCCATACCACACGGATAATTCGTTTTATCAACTGATTGAACCGTATATTGAATACCCCAACCAACTTTTTTAAATTTAGTAACATAACCACATTGTTTTTGACCCATCCAAGAAAAGAAAACCGCTGCTCCTGATTGGAACTGCGGCTTCTCAAATTTTTTCTGAACGGCATCTGTTATTTTTTGTTTTGCCATTTGATTTTAATTAGTGCATATAACTGATACCTGATTGATTATATTAAATACCCTTAGATATCTAGTAATTTTATCACGCTTAAACATTTTCTCCATTTCTTTATCTCTACGAAGAATATATCCAGACTCAAAGAAACGATATACAATTTGCCGTACTGATCTGATACTATTAGATTCAACCATTATATTTTCATCATCTATCATGACTTCAACATAATCAGCACCGGCCGGCAATTGTTTAGGACGTTCATCATATTGAGCAGATTCAACTAATGATTCTTTAATCATATCAAATACGCGTCCTAAATCAATTCCTTTTGATTCTCGGATCAAAGCCCCTTCATACAATTCAAACAAGAATTGCATTTTTTCAGCTTTTGGAAGTTTTTTGAAGTAACTATATTCTGCATAGTTAACTTGCATTGTATCAAATACTGATTTCATCATTACGCACCTGTTTTATTTCAAATAAACTTATAACTGCGTCAAGTGGCAGTCTTTTAATTTCCATGACCATAGTCTGGGCTTCATCTAAGTTATTTGCATTTACTCGGCCAATAACTTCTCTTGAAGAATCTGATTTATAATAATACACATACGTTGTCATAAGCGTGCCTATATTTTATTATAAATATAAACCTAGCTCATATCCTTTGATAGCTGAGTTAAGTGAATCATTCAATGTTTCGAATAATTTTCCAATTTCCATTCTAGTTAGCATAAATACACGCCCTTTAATAGAAACTTCAAATGTCTCAGTTTTAGCAGTACGTTCTGCATATAAATTAGTAGACAATGTTCCTATTGATTTCGTATAAGAAATTAAATCTTTATAACGCATAGGAATCGAAGTGGTTACTACGTGTAGTGAACCCATTGTTACATTCATTGGATCTTCCCGGAAGACTTCTGCAGAAATTTTAGATTCGAATGTAAAATCTAAGTCTGCCCATGTATTGCCGTAACGATTTCTCATTTTGTCGCTAATAGCCCATGGTTGATTGATACTTGTTGTCATTTTTGTTAGAATTTATAAATTAATACTGTATATACGTCATTTGCGTAGTTATGTCGAATTGTTACATATCGATATTTTTCAATCAACATATCCATCACTAAACCAGGATGTACATAAAAGAATCCTTCGTGGTGTTGGTTGTTAATTGGCGACAATAAATTAAATGCTACTACAGAACCAGCTGCATCATACATTAACTCAATGTCATTGAATAATTTTTGAAGATCTTTATCTTCAGTATCACATCTTCGTTGTGTGAATACCCCCGATGCTACTACCCAATCATATGTATTTAGTTTGACAGGTGGTTTCTCAAAAGCTCCGGTGATGATATCATATCCATATTTTTGTTTAGCTAAATCTGCCATTAATGGATTATGATCAATTCCAGTATATGGAGGATGTTCTCCATAAAAATCATTAATGAAGTTACACATATCCGCTCTACCACATCCGATGTCTAAAATTGTTTGTGTAGGCAAATATCCTACTAATAAGTTTTGAAACAAATAATGTTGTTCATTTGTATCATGATATCCTACTGGCTTTGGACTATATAACATATAATCTAAATCAGTCGGTTGTAAGCCATCCCAATACTGTTTCGTTTCGTCTGGGGCATCAAGGATACTAGTTATCTTGTTTTGTATATCTTCTTGTTTCATCTTTGTCTGTGAATTCGATTAGCAATACGTTCTTTATTTTGATGTTTTCTTTCGTCCGACATCATTTTCTTTAAAGGATGTGTACGATTCATGTTACGTTCGGTACGTGCGGTTAAAAGTGCATTATTCCAAGCTTCTTCAATCGTATCACAATCTTCTAGTAAAAAAACATCATTCAAGTTCTGTTCTTGCCATTCAATAAAGTAATGTCCGGAAGGCGACACTGATAGCATCGCCCCTGGATATTGTTTTTTTACTTGTTTTTGTATGGTTTCGAGTTTAATCATTACCAAGAAGCTTTACCTGCAGAATTAGCATCTAAGTGTGGAAGTTGTTCATTTGCTACTAACTCTTTATATGGTATAGTAGAACGAATCATTTCAGTATCACACAATTTAGCAGTTAATGCTTTATTAATGAAAGTTTTAGCACTATTCGATGTTCCTATCATTACTAATGCTGATCGACTCTCTAATAAGATGTCATATACTGATAATTTGTTGATAATTCGTTTTGCTAAAACGACGCCTAATTGATTTTTGTCTTCTGTTGTGACAATTACTTCATCTCCTGCCTTGAATGCCATTATTCTAAGATTTTGATGATTTTACTAGCAGTTACTGATTTAACTTCAAAGTCAAATGTATATCCGGTAAAGTCTTCTACTAGATAAGTTTCTGTAACTTTTTTGATTTTCACTCCTTTCGGCGTGTCTACTTCATCCGTTAGTTGGATTTTTGCTGTGTAATAACTCATTTTTATTTGTTTTTAATAAATACTATAACTTATTGATAATATAAGAAAAAAATTTCGTGATTCAAATGAAATTTACTTGTTTTTTTCTAGTTCTTTTTGCAAACGCTTTTGTGATCTATGAAATTCATATGATTGACGAATGTGTTTAGCTGACAAATCGAAGTTAACTTGCAAATTATCTAAAATATCAGCAATTAAACGTTCTTTTTCGAATGTCGTTTTAGTATTTCTAAGCATTGCATCAATAATTCGTTCTAGATGACGAATATATTGCTTTGGTAGTCGACGTAAAACTCTAGATTTTGAAATGTGTATTTCAACTTCTTGCTTTTTAGTGTCTTTTTTTTCAGAAATCAGCTGTTTTGCAACAGTAACTGTCTCTTTTAATACATCGCCATACTTAACAACCCACGCAACTTCCGGTGCTGGTGGAGCTGGAGGTGTTTCTTCGGCACCAGGAGTAGGAGCAGCGCCACCACCTGCGGCTCCTACCTGAGCTTTTTCTTTATCTGCGTCGCCTAATCCAGCAACATCATCTAATGATAATTGCAATTCCAATGTATAATCAGTATTTCTTCCGAATCCGGTATATGGAACTACTTTAATAATGTTATGTCGTATTAAACTTAAAAGAATTCCTGGAGTGATATTCAAATCAGCTCCACTTCTTGTTATGAATTCACGAACCCCAGCATCGCTAGGAGAATATAATATACCTAAATGACGCGAACCATATGCATCAAATTTACCTAAAAACTTTTCTTCTGCTGGCGTAAATGGTGAGTCTACTGCATCTTTCGGAGCGTTGTCGGTAACTTTTGCTGGCCCAGTTGCTTGTTCAGCAATTAGTGTGCGTAAAGTTTGTTGTATATTATATTTAGTTTCCATTATGCTGCTTTTGCTTCTGCTAATTGAGTTGAACGATATTTGCTAACTAATTTTTTCATCTCATTAATTGATTTGCGAGCTCTAACGCCTGCAGCTTTAACTTGTTTTTCTTGAAAGCGATCATGGTTTTCTTTAAATGTTAACCAATGTGCTTCCATTGCTTCATAGATTTCTTGTGATGTCATATTAACCTTTATTTGTTTATAAATATATTAATAAATATCACACTTTAATAAAACGCTCCATAAATGCATCTAAAGTGTAGCCTGCAGTTTCAATTGTATCATAACTAGTAAGTTCGATAACAATTTTACCTTTTTTCTCATAAATTTGTTGTATATGAGATTGATTCACATAATGTACAGACTCAGACGCATCTGAACTAATTGATATAATACGTATGAAGTCTGTTTTCATTGTTAATCTCCGCGGTAAATTGCACCCATATATCCACGTGATGGATTTTCTCTATCATATGGATCAAAATCTGGTGATGTAGGTGTTTCTGGTCTAGGAGCTGCTGCTGGCTTTTTTGAATTTATATATTGCCATACTGCTATGTTCAATTTATATGCTTGATCAACAGTTAAATCAGTTAACTCAGCGCGACCAACTTTTTCTAAAAACTTTTTCACAAACGGCTCAGCAATTGGATTTTGTTTAACAGCATAAGCAGTTCCTCGCAACATTGAGCCACCGCCTTGATCTGTACGAGCTAAACGATATGGATCTAAATCAATTAAATCTTGTGTGTCTGCTGGAACTTCATCCCAAGTAACATTGAGTAATGCGTCTGGATTTGGTTCTTTGGCTACGTATAACGCTTCCTTACGATCTTCAGGTGTCATTAAATCCCAAATGCGGTCAG